GAAAATGATAAGTGAATTTAGTAAAAATGGTAAAGGTAGATTAGATTGTGATTGTAAAATATGCAATAAGTCAACATTTTCTAATTATCTAGAAAAAACCAAAGAAAGAAATAAGCAACGATGTAAAGAGTATTATTTAAAAAGAAAATTAATAATTGCTCAACAAAAACCGCCAAAGGGCGTTTTTTTATTGGAGGTGGATGTTAAGTGCTAACAGATTTATCATTTTTAAATATTGGACAAAAGTGGCCTCCATCTTCGGAGGTTGAACGACTTAAGCGTTACGATAATAATCGATTGCTTTTTGAGGGCGATCATGATCAGGTATTTAAAGAGTGGATACGGATATTGAGAGCTGACCAGCAGGCTATATTGCATATTATTTTGAATTGGCATAAGCGTATAAGCTTACTGTGGGCAGATTTATTATTGTCTGAGCCTCCGACTATTACATCGGGTACGGAAAATTCTCCTGAACAAGAAGAAGTCGAAAAAATAGTTGAAGATAATAGTTTAGTTACGACTGCTCATGAGATAACTATTGATGTTTCAAGATTTGGAACCGGAATCTATCATGTATATCACGATGGTACAAGAGGCGTTATTGAGCCAACGCAACCGCAATATTGGTTCCCCGTAGTCGATATTATAAATGTAAAAAGGTATATATTTCATGTTTTGGCATGGACTTATGACGAAATTAATGCAAAAAATGAGAAGAAAACATATTTAGTTGCGCAGATACATGAAAAAGGGAAATATACCACAAGAAAATATTTGATTGTTGATGGATGCATTAATAAAGAAGTTGAGAATCCAGTTGAATATGCAACTAGACTATCTGATTTTGCAATTGTACCTGTTAACAATACTCTAACGAGTGATAGAGCAATTGGACTTGATGATTATAAAGACGTTGATAGTATTATTCAAGAAATGGAAATAAGGGTAGGCCAGATAAGTCGTATTTTAGATAAACATAGCGATCCAAATATGTATGGGGATGAATCGGCAATAGAAGAGGACCCTGATACTGGTGAAAGTTATTTTAAAGGCGGGGGAAAGTTTTTTCCTGTTCCACCTGGAGGAACTCCTCCCGGATATGTTGTTTGGGATGCAGCGCTTGAGGCTAACTGGAAAGAGATTGAGATACTAATGGAGCAGCTTTATATTATTTCTGAAACATCAGCTGCATGTTTTGGTATGCTAAAACAGGGTATTGTTGAGAGTGGAAGCGCATTGAAAAGACTTTTGATATCTCCATTGGCAAAAGCGCAACGCATTCGGATGAGAATGGATCCTGCTGTAAAAAAAGCAATAAAGTTATGCAGCGAGATAAATGGTGGAACCAAACTTGAAAAAGTTAATATAGCATGGCAGGACGGCATACCCACGGACGAAAAAGAGATGTCTGAGGTTATGGCTATACGAACTGGAGCTACTGGTGGAAAGCCTACTATTTCCACATTCACTGCGATAAAACGCCTTGACAATAAATCTGACGAAGACGTACAAAAAGAGCTTGACAGGATATCTGATGATCAAGAAGCAATGAATCCGATGCCAGGATTAAACTTAGATAAAAATACGGAACCGAATAAGGCTGAAGATAAAAATAGTGATGCTGGTGGTGATGTTTAATGCCTGAATTGCCGAATGATGTTCAAGCATTAATTAATATATATGCAAAAGCAAAGCAGGAGCTAATCGACACTATTGCAAAAAAAGAAGCTGTTGGCACATTAACCTGGTACCAGAAAAGTTTGTTGTCTCAAGTTAATGAACAGTTACAAATACTTGATAAACAAGCTAAAGATTGGGTTAATGAAACTATTCCTGCAAATTATCAAAAAGGTATTAGTGAAGTAAATGGATCGATTGAGGCTGTGGGAATAAGCGTAAGTACCACAGCTACTTTTGCAGGATTGCACACTGAGGCGGTTAAGGTTATTTCTGCTAATACATATGCTGATTTATCAAATGCTAATATGTTTGTTGGTCGAGCTGTACAGGATGCGGTCAGGCAAGCTGGCATTGATGCAGTCAGTCAAAAGATTTCACAGGGGCAAACGGTAAAGCAATGCAAACAATTGCTGTTAAATAATTTGATTGAGCAAGGAATCAATGGGATTAAAGATAAAAGAGGGAGATTAATCCCGATTGACTCTTATGCCTCTATGGTGGCACGTAGTACGACGCGTGAAGCGACAAATAAAGCAACTCTTAATCAAATGACTGAGCTAGGGTATGACTTGGTTAAAATGAGTAGTCACGCAACAACTTGTAGTGTATGTGCAGCTTTACAAGGTAGAGTATATTCGATATCGGGTAATGATAAGAGATATCCAAGGCTTAGTATTGCTTATAGTGGAAGCCACGCTAATATCCATCCGAACTGCAGACATGTCTTGGTACCTTATATTGAAGAGCTTGCAGAAGACGCTGAAAAAGACCGGTCTTTTTCTAATCGTTCATTTGATATTGATCCAAGGAGTAAAGCTGAAATTGACAGGTATAATAATGAGCAGGCAAAAAGAAGAAAACTACGCCAGGATAGAAATGAGTTTGAAGATTACAAACTTGCTTTACCTGAATCAGCTCCAAAAAGTTTTTCAGGATTTCAGGCAATGAAGAGGGCAAATAGTTCAAGTTATCAAAAACTACCTGAAGAGTATAAGAATGTAAATAAAAATTAAACAGTCCAAAGTGGCTGTTTTTTTATTGCTAAAATGGAGGTGTGGAGCTTGAAAATCAATATACTTGGTACTGATTATGAGATTATTAGGGATTCTTCTGGAACCAATCCAAAACTAAGAAACGCAAATGGTTATTGCGAAACCTACAGTAAAAAACTTGTGGTAGAGGATAAGCTAGAGGGAGAGCAGATACTAGAAAATATCGAAGTTTTTAAAGATAAAGTTTTAAGGCATGAAATTGTACATGCGTTTTTATATGAAAGTGGTTTATGTACGAATTCAGATTGGGCAGATAACGAAGAAATTGTTGATTGGATAGCGATACAGATTCCAAAGCTTGTAAAGGCAATGCACGAAGCAAGGGTTATATAAAATTTGAGGAGGCTATCAAATATGGTTAGAGCAAAATTTAAAGTAAGTAGCATTACGAATTACGAAGGAGGCACAACTGGAATAGTTTTAAGTCCTGTAAGTTGTGGAAGTGAGGAGAATAAACAATTTTGGAAGTATACTCCTAATGGCAAGATTGAGTTATCAACTATTAACACCGAGGCAGTGAAGCAGTTTGAAGTTGGAAAAGAATATTACATTGATTTCACTCCTGCGAATTAAATAGATATGTCCACACCATGACTTTAAACTGGATGAAATTAGCCACTAATGGCGCAAAATTTGGAGGATCTTATGAGTAAAGAAATATTTGGAGAAGAACTGTGGGCAAAGCTAGAACCTATCGTAAAAGAAAAAGGCTTAAACTTGATTCTAGACAACAAGGAAAAGCCAGATCATATTCCTAAGAGTAGATTTGATGAAGTTATCGGAAGCAAAAACGAGCTCAAAACTCAAGTGACGGAGCTATCGTCACAGCTTGAAACGCTGAAAAAGTCTGCTAAGGGAAATGAAGAGCTCACAAAACAGATTGAAGATTTGCAAAGAAAGAACGGTGACTGGGAAGGTAAGTACAAAGAAACTTTACTTACTGGAGCAATCAAAGTTGAAGCGCTAAAAGTTAAGGCAAAAGATCCAGCTGATGTTATAGCTTTCCTGGATAAGGCAAAGCTCGAAATTGCAGAAGACGGCACAATAAAAGGTTTGGATGAGCAACTTAAAAAGTTGCAAGAATCTAAGCCTTATTTATTCGGAGAATCTGCGACTCCACCAGCTGGAGGCGGGGCAAATCCACCAGGGTCAGGAAATAAAACAGAAATTCAGCAAGTAGAAGAACAGCTTGCAGAAGCTCAAAAGAAGGGAAATTTTTCAAAGGTTGTTTCTCTAAGAGATAAACTTTTCGAACTAAATAAAAAATAATGAAGGGATGATTTAATATGCCAAATACAGTAGCAGGAAACGTTTGGAATCTACCAAACTACGCAGGAGATTTATTCACAGCAGATATGGTTAGCAATCCGTTTTTATCCATGATTGGCGGGATGAACGGAGGTCTTCAAACTCAGAATTTTCAATTTGCCGTTGATAGTGAGTATGTACAGGAGGCTGCTGCACAACCAGCTATTACGGAAACAGCGTCACTAACAGCTCCAGCAGCAATATCTTACGTAAGAGGGCAAGTTGTTAATGTAACTCAAATATTTCAGGAGCAAGTTGCAATCTCTTATGCAAAGCAATCCAATCAAGCAAGAATGTCTGGACTAAATACAGCTGGACAGCAAAATAATGTATCCGATGAATTGCAGTTTCAAAAGTCAAAAGCGCTTGAAAAAATAGCTAGAGATATTGAGTATACCTGCTTGAATGGTGTTTACGTTCTTGCTGCAAACGAAGGACAGGCAAACAAAACAAGAGGAATGATTGCAGCTACAGTTACAAACGCACTAAATGCAGGTGCAGCACTTTTGACAAAGGCAATGATGGACAGCATTTTTCTAACCATGTTCACAAATGGCGCACAGTTTAAAAACGTAGTAATTTTCTGTGGTGGCTTTCAAAAGCAAAGACTTTCCAATATCTACGGATACGCGCCACAAGATAGAAATGTTGGTGGCGTTAATATCAAACAAATTGAAACTGATTTTGGAAATATCGGTATTGCGGATCCACATAGATTTATGCCTGCTGCAACGTTAGAAATTTGTGAAATGTCAGTTGTATATCCTGTATTTCAACCAGTACCTGAAAAAGGTAATTTCTTTTATGAGTCACTTGCAAAAACGGGAGCAGCTGAAAAAGGTCAGATTTTTGGACAATTTGGTCTTGCTCATGGACCTGAATGGATGCATGGTAAGATAACAAATTTAGCTACATCATAATCAATGGGGCTAATAGCCCCATTGATATTTTGATAAGGAGGATTACTATGTCTTATGACTTAGAACGAATTGCAGACCCAAGACTCCGTGAAGTGATGCAGTTAATCATGGATATTACTACTGGTCATGATCACGACGGAGCAAATTCAAAAGCAGTTACGACAGGAACGCCAGCTGCTGGAGCATTAACTGCTGATGCAGGAGGTAGAGCAATAATCGCAGGTGACTATTTCGATGCTGCAACTGTGCTGGCAAAATTTGCTATAGATAGCATCGACAACGCTCAACTATTGAAAGCCGTAAAGGATGGAGCGTTTGTTGCAGATACAGCAACTAGAGCATTATTTGCAAATGGTTTATTCACTGCTGCAAAGTTGGCTGCTACTGCTAAGACACATATAATGAATATTTTAGTTGAAGACCTTGCTGCTGGAGTTGATATTACTGCAAGAGTTGCTATGGTAGTACCCACAGGATACGCTATGACAATAGTCCAAGCAGATATGATTCCTCTAGGCTCTGGAGCAGGAATTGACGATAGCAATAACTGTCTTGTAGGTATAGGTAATGGAGCAAACTCTATTGCTTTTGCTGCTTATGACTCAGCTCCTGGATATCCTGCAGTTAACACAGTTAATTCGTTGGGTGCTTTAGATGGCACTTACAAGAATTTGGCTGCTGGTGAAAAGCTGACTATTACAATAACTAATGGAGCAACAGCAAATCCCCCAGCAATGATAATTCAAGTAGCTTATACTCTATCTGAAGCATAAGGGAGGGATAGTATATGACTATCCCTTATAACGCAATAACCGCAATTAGAGCAGGATACACGTATAAGGGTGAAGAAGCAATAGCCTACTTTGAAACGGTAATCGCAAAGCTCATTGCAAACGATGTCGCTATGGATAACATACTAGGGGCTGGAATAAAGTTCACACCTGAAGGTGGTTTAGCTGTACGAATGCTCAACAAGACAGGTGGCATATCTGTGAAGGGTACTGTCGTAGCTTGTAGCTCTACGACAGATAATGCAGTTCAAAAGATAGCCGTGGATGTTCCGGATCCGATTGGCGTTATATATGATAGCGGCGTAGCTGACGGAGAATATGTTTGGGTAGTAAAATCTGGAATTGCAGAAGTTTTGTTCATTGGAAGTACAACAAGAAAGCATCTTGCAAGAGGCTTTATATCAGCAGATAGCGGATATATAGCTGGATATGCCTTATCAGAGGCCGTACCGTCATCCCCATTCGCAACGGATAAGCACTTCTATGAGATAGGTCACATAAATGAATCGAGAACAGGGGCTGGCTTAGCAAAGTGTAGTTTGCATTTTAACTAAATTAATTTTGGAGGTATTTATGAGATTTTTTGGTAATGGAATTGTATGGGATAAGGATAATAACAAAACTCTTTGCGCTTTTGAAAATGGTGAGTTTGAAACTGTGGACAAAAGAACTGCAGATATATTAACTAGATTGGGATATAAAAGTGATGGACTTGGAGTGCTTGCGGATAATGGAATTCCAGAAGAAATAAAAGTTCCAGAGGTTTCAGAGGTTTCAGAGGTTTCAGAGGTTTCAGAGGTTTCAAAGGTACCAGAAGAAACAGAAGAAACAGAAGAAATAGAACCTGAAACAACAAAAGGGGGAGCTAAGAATGAGCCTACAAAGAATAACGGAACTCCTAGAAACAGGTAATGATCATATCTTTCATAATGCAGCTTCTGTTGCTGCAAATGGAAATATTATAAAAGCTAGTCCAAGTGGAAGATTGGTAATTGAGATATATGGTTCAGTAGCAAATACAGCAAGGACGGTTACTTTTTATAGGAAAAGTCGTGATGGCACTTTGAAACCTATTCAAGGAGTAAGGACTTCGGATTTTGAAGTAGCATCTAGCACCACAGGAACCGGTGAGGAGTGGGAGTTTAGTGTAACTCCAGGTAGAGAGTATGTCATGGATCTTACATCTATTACCGGGGGAACTGTAACGATTGTTGGAACAATGTAATCCAATGTAAACTCCAATTTTATTGGAAAGGAAGGGTGATTAAAATGGATATAGCAACATACGCAATGTCGCGAAATTATACGGATAAAAAAATAACAGAGTGGCTTGGGGCATATGGGATACGATATGTAATATCTACGGATACGATAACAAGGTTAGGCAATGCCGTGAGCAAGGTTGCAAATGCTAATGGTGGGGCAAATGATTTTAACTCCATAATGCCTTGGGCTGGCATCAGAAGATGTAATCTAGCAGATAATCTCAATGTAAATGCATATTATGGTGATGCAGGCTACATTGAAGATGGTACGAATGGTCAATGTATGGTCGAAGTACCAGCTTTTTATTACAAACGCGCATATGTGGATGCCGATAAGATAGAGACTTACATCAGTATGCTACCGCTTTATGGATATAAACTTCATCCGTGGTTTTATGATTCGAATAACTTGCCTGTCACGAAAAAATATATATCGGCTTACGAAGGTTGTATTTATGATGTTTCTGCTGGAGCTTATCTATTAGCCGATGAACAGATTGGGGATTTTACAGTTACAACAGGAGACAAATTATCTAGTATTGCAGGAGCTAAGCCGTGTTCAGGCAAAACACATGACTTAACTATAGCAAAATCTCGAATAATCTCGAATAATCGGGCAGCAAAATGGCAACAGCTTTATTTTAATGCAGTATCAGCAATACAAATGTTGTTTGCGGTAGAATATGCAAGTTTTAACAGCCAGCTAAAGATTGGTCAAGGTGTTGTTAATATAGCAGATGATGCGGTAAATAATCAATCTTTAAACACAGGAGCAACAACAGGACTAGGCAGTCTATCAGGTAAGGCTACTGGTACGGACGGTGTAGTGTCTATATCGTATCGAGGGATTGAAAACTTCTGGGGTAATATTTGGTCATGGGTTGACGGTCTAAATATTAACAATGGAATTGCATATATATCTAACCTTAACGCATCTTTTGTTTCTGACACATTTACTGGTAACTATGTGGCAAAAGAAACGCTTGGAAATGCAAATGGATACTTCTCAAAATCTGCGTTAAATAATAATTTTGACCATGGATATTTGCCCATACAAGCAATAGGAACATCTACATCAAAATATTGCGACTATTACTATCAAAACAGCGTTGGCGCGTTCGTGGCTCAGCTGGGCGGTAAGTGGAATGATGGGGCGAATGCGGGGGCGTTTTATTGGTATCTGTATAACGGCTCCGCGCTTCGTAGTCGTAGTATCGGGGCGCGCCTCTGTGTTTAAAACGATAGGCAGGTATGCTGTGTGCGTTGGCGCGTTCGTAGCTCAACTAGGCAGTAAGTGGAATAATGGAGCGAATGCAGGGGCGTTTTATTGGAATCTGAATAACAGCTCCGCGAATCGTAATCGTAATATCAGGGCACACCTCTATGTTTTAGTAATAACTGTGCATACTTGCCTTGCCTCTTGGCAAAACATAAAAATATAAAAACTGTGTTGGTAGGTTAAATCTCGAAGACTCGGTAAAATAAAACACAATGGAAGGTATTAAATGATACGGCACGGTAACTTATTTGAGAAGATATGCGACATTGAAAATTTAAGGATAGCTCACCGCAACGCAAGAAAAAAGAAATCATTTTACCGGGAAGTAAAAATGGTCAATAGTAATGAAGATTTTTACCTTGGCAAAATACAAAAATTTTTGCTGTCTGGCAATTATAAGACTAGCGAATATGAAGTATTTACCAGAATAGACCAAAACAAAGAAAGAGTAATTTACAAATTGCCATATTATCCAGACAGGATTGTGCAGTGGGCAATACTACAGGTCATAGAGCCTATATTAAAAAACAAGTTAACAATCGACACATACTCAGCAATACCCGACAGAGGGATACACAATGGATTAGAAAGGCTGAGATATGCATTGAAAGATGTTGATAGAACTAAGTATTGCTTAAAATTCGACATAAAAAAGTATTATCCATCAATAGATCATGATGTGCTGAAGAGTAAATATTCTAAAATATTTAAGGACAAAAAGCTATTAAGTGTATTATATGAGGTTATTGACAGCGTAGAGATGACTGAAAATGTTGGGATGCCAATTGGAAACTACTTATCACAATGGAGTGCTAATATATTTTTGAGTGATTTTGACCATTGGCTCAAGGAAGTAAAGAGAGTTAGATATTTCTTCAGGTACATGGATGATGTAGTTGTGTTAGGAGCTACGAAAAATGAACTACATTTGCTGTTTTTGGAAA